TATTAAAAGCATCTGAAATGGTCTTATAACGGTGTTATCCATTAAGGTACTAGCTGTTATCAATTCTTGTGCATTATTACCTAGTCCGCTATTATCTTTAATACCTAAAAGCATTGGCGAAACAACCCTGTGTGCTACCATTACTTTTTTAGAACTTTCATCACTTAAAAATTGATATTGCTGATGTGCTTCGCTTAACTGAATAGGCTCAATAGTTGCTGCACTTTCTGGATTGTCGTTAAATGCTAGTATAAATTTACCTGCATTACTTGAACCGCTAAACTTTTGGTATATTCTATTTTCTAAGGCTTGGCGTTCTTCAGCGTTTGGTGTACCATTATTCATATTAATCAACATCGAAGGTGCTAAACCGTTCAAGATATTGTTTAAATGATAGTTCGAGATTTCCTGTTCTAGTTCTGCATATTGTAAACCACCTGCATAATCTGGACTTGAATAGTATTTATACCCTGCTCTGTAAGGCTTTACATATATAATCTCTATATTTTCAGAACTACACCCAAAAGATGGTATTCTAGTCGTGTGACCTACGTTTTTCACCTTCTTCCAGTCATCTGCATAGTAATACGCTTCTATTTCGCCTTTGTCATTACATTTTTCAGCTCTTAAGTTTTCAACTGGAATATGTTCAACTTGTGCAATTGTTTTTTTATCCTTAGAATAAATGACTTGCATAGCACATTGACCCATTAATTTAAGGTCATAGCATAATTTACGAACCATATCTTTATGAAACAAAGAAATCATTTTAGCGTACTGTTCTGGCTTTTTATTTGAGTTTAAAGCATCTAGTCCACGTCCGTAAATCATTTCACTAATACCGTTTATAATAGCGTTATTTGTTGGGCTACCATTATATCGGTCAATTAAGTACTTAAAATAATTGTTATCAGAACCATAACTAACCCATTCTTTATTGGACTTCTCAACAATATCTGGTGTTGTGTAGGTACTTAAATTTACTATTCTTAAATCGTTCATATTTATATTATTATAAATTCGTTATCCGAACTCTCTTCACTTATATACTGGTCTTTATTTACGCTATAATATTCATCATTACTTTGATTAGTTGCTTGGTCTGTGCAAAAAATCTTATCCTTATAAATTATGTTATTTGAATAAATAACGTCTAATATATAAAAATCGCTTTCAGTTAAAGTGCCAAAAACAGCATCAAAAGAAATATAATTACCATTTATAACCGATGTAGCATCAACTGTAATAGTTTTGTTTGTACTTTCGCTAGTCAATTTTAGGTTCAATGTACCTACTGTAAATTCTCTTGGAATTATCTTAAAGCTTTTATTTCCGCTTGTGCTTATTAACTTCATATTAATATATAAATAAAAAACAAATATTTTGTATTGTGTAGATATAAAAAAAGGGCTATCCGTTAAGATAACCCCATTTTACAAGTAAAAGTACTAATTAAGCCGTTGGGTCAATTTGAACCGCTGAAGCATCGTCAGTAATTACAGTTGATGTTACAAAGTAAGGCGGTGCAGTTTCTTGTGCGTTCACCGTTAATGTGTAACCTGTTAAATCTCCCATTGCAGCTCCTGTAACGATAGTTCCACCGTTTACATCACCGCCATTTTCAAGTCCTACTAAAAAGAAGTTTCCGTTATAATCTTCAACAGCAACGTGTGGACGTGCGTGTGCGATTAGTTTAAGTTCTTCCTGTGTAGCTTTGTCTTGAAATGTCAAAGTCATATTAAGTGTAGTATCATAGAAAGTCGTTCCGTTTTCTCGGCTTGAAGTAATAGCAGTTTCCATTGAACTGTTACCTTTTACATCAAACTGAAACCACGTTGGAGTTAAAGATACTGCTGTTATTTCGCCAGCTACGATTGTCGCATCTCCTAAAGTTCCGTAATCTGCAAAGTAGATAGTTTTAATCCCTCCGACTGCTGACTTGCACGGTACTTTACGTCCGCTTGTGATAATGCATCCCATAAGTTGTTTATTTTTTTTTAGTTAACTACTTGACTATCAAATAGTTGTAAATAAAAAAGGGTAGGCAGAACCCACCCCTTTAAATTTGATTAGTTAATTATTATACAGTTTTTCTGTAAACGATATCAGTTACTTGTGCATACTGAACACCTGCTGTAAATCTCATTACGATACGTACATTTTGTGAACCGTCATTCTCAGCCATATCAATTACTCGTACTTCGTTCAAGTCATTTAAAAGACCTGTTCCAAAGAATAAGTTAGATTTTTCAGCAGCGATAATCGTTCCTGCTGCTGCACCTCTAATAGCTACTACTGGAATTCCATCAAAGAATAAAGAACCTAAAGACTGGTTGTTTCCTTTGTTTTCGTATCCGTTTGCACCTTGTCCGCCCGATTGGAATCCTCCTAAAGCACGAGTGTAAGCACGTACTACATCAGAAGCAGCATAGATATGTAAATCCTCAGAACCGTAAACAGCCGTAGGAATTGCATCTACAACAGCACCTAGTTCATCTAAAACATTTGCTGATGTAATTGCAGCACCTGTTAAATCTTGACCTGAAGGAAGGTTTGTGTCAGCATCTAATAAAGTTGCAAATCCGTCAAACTGTCCGCTTGTTGCAGTTGAACCAGACCAGATATTTTTCTCTGTTCTATCTGCTACTTTTGAAGCAACGTGTCCGATTACGAAATCAGCAAAGCTTGGTGCTAATTCATCAAAAGCACTAAAGCCCATTTTTTCAGCTTCCCAAGAATCGTGTAATGTTTTCTTACAAATATCAAGGTTCACTTGAAATTCTTCTGGTTGTAGGATAGCTTCTGTTAAAGTTAGCGTTCCTGCATCTGTTTGGAAGTCACAAGAAGCATCTTTTACGATGTCATCAGTAGCAGCCTTTTGAATTACAGATTTGAATTTTACGTTTGGCATTACGGTAATTAAACCCTTATCCAAAGTGTCAGCAGATAGTAAAGCAGCAGCAATGTATTTGCCACTAAATTCACCTGCATAAGTTGTTGTTAATGATACACTCATTTTATTTAGTTTTTAGTTGTTATTAATTGTTTAGTCTTGACATTACTCTATCAATAGTAGTGCTTTTTCTGTTTTTAGAAACACTAAATTTCGAGATAGTTTTATGTACTTCTGGATTTGATACGATAGGCTCAGCACTTGGTTCATTTAACTCAGCTTGTACTTCAACAGGTACTTCGTTTAACTCTACTCTTTCGTGTTTAGCTAATTCTTCTGTTAAAAGGTTTCCTAAGTCATCAGAACTCAAATCTTCTTTTGGTTCTAGCATTGCTTTGATTTCTTCAATCATATCTTTTACTTCTGCTAGTTCTTCTTTAGTAGCATAGCCCATTTCTTCTTCTTCAGCCGCTTCAACCTCAACTTCTTCTGCTTCAGTTTCTTCAACTTCTTCTTCAGTTTCAGCATCTTTGATTTCAGCAATTACACCTTCTTCTGCTACCACTAATATTTTACCGTCTTCCAATATGTACTCGCCAATAGGCAAAGCAACTTTCTCATCTTCTGTAACGATAAACACTTCCACGCCACTTTCAAACGAATCAGCCTCAATGACTGTACCGTTGTCTAGTTTAGCTTGTTCTAGCTTAACTTCTTCGTTAAGGTTTAGAACGTCTTTGATTTTTTCAATCACGTTGTTTGATTTCATACTTATATATAATTTAGATTAATTTAATTTGCATTTTCATTTTTAGAAATTGAACCGATACCCTGAGATATTATATCTCCATTACAACATTCAATAGAGTAAGCATCCCTATCCCTGCATAGGCAACCTTTACGCCCACCCTTTGGGCTTGTCCTACTAGGTGTAAAATATTTAGACCATTTAATCATTTTCTAGTTGTTTAAGTTTAGCTTCTGCCCACGTTTTAGCCGATTTGCCACCCCATAATAAAAACGATATAGTTCCACAAGCTTCTGTATCTTCTGGTTTGTAATACGCTTCTGCCCTTGACAAATAAGAGTACATTCTTTTTATAGTTTCTTTGCTGATTGGTTTTCCTTGTGCTAATTGTTGCGCTCTTACTTTACCGACTTGTGTAGCGCATTTATTATTTACAGCCTCATTAAGTTTTAACCCTCTCTTAGCGTTGTTACTTACTGAACTAGGATAATCTGAATAGCTTTCTAA